TTTATTAGCCATTTCCTTCTCTTTTAATTGATTAGCTTCTTTGGCTATTTTTTCTTGTGAGTTATTTTGTATTTTTGTTTGTTCTATTTTTTTGTCTTCTATTTCCTTCTTTATGGAAAGTTCCTTAGACTTTAACATAGTATCCATAGCTTTATGTCTATCTTGTAAAGATAATTTGTTTGCTTCTGTAATATGTTTAAGATTAATATCTTGTTGTTTTAAAGCTAATTCTGCTGTATTATCTATTTCAGGAGCATTAGAACCCTCATCTAAAGCATAAGCTTTTAAAGTTTCTAATTCTATTTTATTTTCTCTATCTAATTGTTTATTTAAATCTTCTCTATTTAACTTCTCATATTCTAAAGCTAACTTATCTTGTTCTAATTTTAATTTAGCATCAATTTCTTTTTGCTTAATTTGTTGTTCTTGTTCAAATTGTTGAGAAGCAGCTTCTTGAGCTTTCTTAGTTTCTTGTTTTAATTTATGTCTAATTGATGACATTGAACTATTAGAAGTAATAGTTAATAATTGATTAACATCTGTTTTACCAGTTTGTATAGCCATTTCCATAGCTCTTTTTAAACTATCTAAGGTTTCATTATCATTAGTACTATCAGATATACCAATACCATAACTAGCCTCATTAAATTGTTCAGGATCAATATTAAATATATTCATAGAATTATCATCCATAATATATTGAAATATTTGAGAACCTTGTTTTAAACAGTATTTAGAAGTTTCTAATAACATTCTTAATACTCTTAATTTAACTGAATCATGTATTTTATAATACCATTCAGTAATAGTAGCTGAAGCTGCTTGAGCTTCTTGAGTAGTTCCTAATCCTGCATCAGTAGCTATTTGTCCTCTTCTTTGAGGTGTTATACCAGTAACTTTATCAACTTGTTGTTCAATAAATTGAAGCATTGATATATGTTGTTGGATATATTGAGCTTGTTCAAGATTAATTTCTTTTTGTTGAGATTGCATATTACCAGCTAACTTACCAGTAGAGGCTCCTTTTTTACCTTCTTTAAAAGAATCAGTAACTGCCCAACCTGTCATACTAGCATAGTACATCCACATATCCATATCCATACCATCAGGTATAAGAGCCTTATCAATTAAACCTACTTTACCATGATTCTTCATGAAAGCTAATTCAGTTCTATACATTAATAGGATAAACATATATTGATAAGGTTTTACAATATCAATAAATGATTGTACTTTAGATGAGTTAATATTATAAACAGAACCTACATAACCACTTTCACAAGCAGATATATTATCCATTCCTCTAAATTGAATACTTCTAGGTTTTATTTTTACATAAATACTATTAGCAATTTTAGTACCTTCCCAGAATTCATTAATCCATAAAGGTTCTATATATTCTCCAGCAGCTTTATTAGGTTTATATGTTTCATCAACATAAGTTTTTTGTTGTTCACCCTCTTCATCTATATAGTAAAGAACATTGATCTTTCTTTTAGACATCCAAACTACTCTAACTACTCTTACATTTGAGTTACTATCCCAACCTGCATTTAAAGAGAATCCTTGGTTAGTAGTTGTATTACCCTCTAAATTATCAAATATTAAAGCTGGTGCTGTTGTATTAATTAGTTGATTACCTGTAGATGAGTTATAACCAGATTTAGTTTCTAAATAATCTATATCTTTTGGTTTTAATTCTTTATAAAAATTATCTAACACATTAGATAAAGGTAAATACTGTTCTTCTACTACAACATCTGAATCTTCAATTCTATTAGAATGAGGATTAGTTAAAAAATAAGTCATTAAAGGATTGCATCTTCTTACAGAAGGTTCTCCATTAAATTCATCAACACAATAAATTTCTTCTCCAGCTATTAAACTATCTTCAAATCCTTTTACAAAAGTTTCTTTTAAATCTAACTTTCTTGTAAAATATTCTAAGATGTAAGTAGCTGCTAATTCTCTTTCTTCTCTAAATTCTAAAAGAGAGTCTAATTTATCTTGTAATTGTTTTTGTAATTGTTGTTGATATTGAGGATCTTTTAATTGTTCTGGAGTTTGCTCTAAAGATTGAGTAAATAATTGTTCAACAGTTTGTCTTATTTGATCTTGTTTTTGTTGTTGTTTACTAGATATAGCATCTGGATTTATTACAGCAACATGATAATCTAATTTTCTTTTAAGTTCTTCTCCTAATAATGATTGTAAATAAGGATTTAATAATGGATAATTTTTAGGAGTAGCAGGAAAACTAGAAGCATTTAATCCATGTGGATTTTGTAATTTTTCTATATCCCTCATATCTAATATACCATTAACTAAATTATAGTTAGTTTGTTTATTAGATTTATTCATTCTAATGTTATCGTTGTATGTAAATACCATACCCTCTGCTGCATCTAAACAGTTTTTACCCCATTCCTCTGTTTTCTCAGAATCAGGTAACTTTTGTTTAGGCATTGGTTTTAAGGAAGGAAGAAAATTCATAAGTATATATATAAGTTACAAAACTAGTTAAAATTGTATTAAGTTATTATTTGGAGGTGAAATATTTCTATTTAACAGATAGCTATTTTGCTTTCCCTTATAGTTTCTAATGAAAAAATCATCTAATGGTTCTTCAGTAAATCTATCTTCTGGAGAAAACTTTATTTTATCATAATAAATTAACATTAAAGCTCCTAAAGCTGATACTCTATCAAAGTTACCATCTATATTCCAAAGTATCATTTCTTGTATAGCAGGTAAACATCTAAAAGTATGTACTCTTAATTCTTCAGGTTTATCTTCTACATTAGTAGATTCTTTTAACCACTGAGCTATTAATCCTCTAGCATAAGCATTTAAAGGTTTACTTGGTGTAAATCCTCTTCTTCTATGTCCTGTTTTACCATTATCTTGTGTAGCTTCTCTAACTATATTAAGTTCTTCTACAATAAGATAACCACAGTTTTTACTATCAAAATAATCAAATATTCCTTTATTACTATTCTCAATATTAGCTTGAGCATTATAGTACAATAGTAATTGCCTACAATTTTCATAGAATATTTTAGCTTCAGGTCTTCCAGTATATTCAGCAACTATTTCTCCAGTAAAAGTATCTGCTATATATAATGATCCTAGAGAGGTAGTGGTGGATTCGTCAAAATCGTAGCTATCGCAATTATGAGTAGTTATATGATGAGCTAAATATGTATGAGTTTCACAGTCAAAATTATAAACTAATCCTGTAAATTTTCCTTTTTGTATATCTTTAATTTGAAAATAAATAAAATCACCTTCTAAATAACATCCTTGTTTAGGTCTTATTCTAGTTATAGGTAAATTATTCCAATCTATTCTATTTAATTTAATATCAGTTTCATCATAAATACTTCTAGCAAAATTAATAGTATCATTATGTCCTAATGCTAATTGATAACATTCTTTTGTATTAGATGTATAACCTTGTGGAAATTTATAAGTTCCAGCATTTCTTAATTTACTTAATCTTGATATATGACCTAATGAAAATAAAATATCTTGTATAGACTCTAGTAATTCTAAATTAATACTTACAAAAGAAGTACCATAATATTTATTTCTATCTTGATATATACATCCATCAGAAGCTAAATATCCTTTAATTAATTCTTTTTTAATATCTGAATTTAAAAATTTAACCCATTCTTCAATTTTTTTACCGTAAGAATATTTACCAAAATATTTTAATAAAAAACTATGAAATTGTTTTGAACAAAAAGTAATTTTAACTAAATTGTCTTTAGTATATTCCCATACATTTCTATCTAAATATTTATTTATAATATTTTTACATTTATCTATATAAATTCTTTCATTAATATTAAAACATATTTCTATTTTATCGTTATTAGAATGTAGCCAACCATCCCCTAACCATAATCCTATTATCCACCAAAAATCAGATTGTGTTAATGGGTTTTTTATACTGAAGTCTTTATTGTGATATTTATTTTCAATAAATTCATTATTCCATAAACTATCTAAATCAATATTTTTTAATTGTTTATATAAATTTGGAATTTTAACCCAACTATTAACTTTTAATGAATCCGCGGTTACAAAGTTAAAATCATCTTTAAAATTTTGATTTCTACCAGTTTTTATATTACTTCTATTTAAAATTGGATGTTCTTCTGTAAATGTAGTAGTTCTAAAAGTATTTGATAATTTAATAGTGTAAATATCTTTATCTACTACTGGAGTTTCCATTAATTTATTAATAGATACAAAATCACCATTTTCATTTACTAGTTTATTTTCTAAAGTAACTTCTTCAATATTCATTAATCCTTTTTCAGTAAGTACTTTTTCTCCAGGTACTAAACATCCTCCTACATATCTACCAAAAGGAGGATTTTCTGTTATTCTTTTTTTATAAATAACAATAGCTCCTGGCATATTTTTATTATCTGCATGAGGAAACTTTAATAATGGAGTACTATCAAAATCTAGTTTAAATTCATACTTTTGAGTTTCTCTATTTAATTCAAATTTACAGATGTAATCTGCATCTAAATAAATATGAGGTTTAGTAAATACTTCTGCTTCTTGTTCTTTAAGTAATCCTATAGGAAATTGAGTACCTGAAATTCTCATTAACATTTCAGAAGGTGTTAATGGTATTTCAGCTTTTCTTCTAATTACAGCATGAGGATCAGAGCCTAAAGCAACCATCTTTCTATCTTCTAAAATCATATTAGTAGCAGTATCTACATGACTTTCTCCTGTAATTTCATCATAAGCTTCTGCAAAATTAATAGCACCACTCCAAAAGAAAGCACATTCAGTATTTTCTCTTCCTGCTTCCCATTTATTAGTTACAGGATGAATTCTATAAGCTCTAGGATTTCTAAATAATTCTTCAAATCCAGCACTTGCAGCACCTTCACTACCACCTGTACCTACTCCTAAAATTAAACCGAAAGTTCTTTTACCATCTTCCATAGATGGTCTTAATATATTCCAACCAGTATTTAACTTTCTAAAATTACCTGCTTCTTCAAGTATAATTAATTTACCACGTTTACCCCTAACTTTATCTATATCATCACCAACAGTTACTCCAATTATTTCTGACTTCCAACCTTTTTCTATTTTCAATCCTTCAGAATCTATCTCTTGAAAAGAGGCTCTTCTATGTAAATCTGTATTTTTATATTGTCTTCTCTTACCCCAAGGAGTATGAGAATCTCTAAAGTCCATTACATCCCAAGCTTTAGTTATAATACCATCACCAGTTAAAAATTCTAAGGAGTAAGCAAAAGCATAAGATTTAGATTTTTCTATATGAAAATAATTTCTATTTAACATACTACCAGCTTTAACTGATTTACCTTTACCTCTACTACCACCAAGAAAAGCATGTTCTCCCATTTTCTCTGCTTCATCTACATAATTAAACCAATCATAATCTCCATCCCAATAATTAGGAAACCCCTCAATCCTATCAGCTTGTAAATTACCAGTAATAATTAAATTACTTTCTTGTTTAACTACCTCAGATTTAAGAATTGGAGTATAATTTAAATAGTCGTAAAAATATCCTGGAATATAATCACTACCTATATGATAACCTTCAATACATCGTCTTCTTTCTTCTTTCCAAAATTTAATCCATTGACTGCTTTGAGGCAATAGTTTAGTGTACATTTTAAATTCTTCAAAATGTTTTCTGGTTGCAAGAAGCTCATTTAATTCTCTTATATTCATTTAATTAGATTCAAAAAAACTACCTTCTCCATCACCTCTAGTTCTACTACCTTGTAACTTTTGTTCTTTAGCTACTTTATCCATTAATTTATCTAAAGTTTCTATAATACCTCCACAATCTTTAATTGATGAAGTTACTTCTTTAACTTTATAAACTAAATTACCTTTAATATCTCTTTCACTATAATCTATACTTTCAAAATAACCCATAGTTTTTTCAGCAGCAGATTTAGCAGACTTTAAAAATCTCATATTAAAAGTATCTTGTAATTCCTCATACTTTTTAACGGCTTCTTCTACTTCTTTACTAGGAGTATATTTACCATTAAATAAATCTTTCTTAATGGTATCTATTTTAATATCTGTAGGAAAACTAGCATAAATACTTTTGTAATCTGTTGTAAGAAAAACATAAGCTAGTTCCTTTATTGCTACACCTTTATCTTTAGACTTATCCATGTCCCAAACTTTCTTAAAAGTTGGAATTAAAAGTGCTTCAGTTGTTATTAAAGGCTGTTGATTTACTAATGTGAATAATTGCATAATTATTTAGTTTTAAAAGGATCTGCTGTTACAATATCACCTATAATACAATGTCCATCGGCAAATTTATGTTTTACTTTACTATCATTTAATAGATTAATTAGAGTATCTCTTTTACCACATACTCCACATTCATGGAGCATATAATGTAATTGATTATACCATTCTAATTCCATTTGTCTTTTAGTATAATATTCCATTATTTAATTGTATTACAAATTGTTTTATAAGGATTTTCTTTTGGTTGCCAAATCCAAGTACTATCAATAAAAGGGTTAGGATTTACTTGATAAGGTGCAGCTACATATTCTTTCTCTGTTTTATTTAAAATTAAAGCCTCACAAAAAGTTATTTTACCTTCTTTAATTAGCTTAGTTATTAGTTCTTCTTTATTCATTTGTAATACTATTATTAATTACTACTATATGATGTTCTCTAAATACAGCATACTGTTTTTTCTGATATACAAAACCATCAGGTTGAGCACTTACATTAAACATTACTGTATCACCAACTTTAACTTGTTTAACTTCTGGTCCAACAGCTACTATCTTATAACCAGCAAATTCTTTTTGTTCAAAATCTGAGGCTTTTAAACCATCAGGTAATACAATACCACTTTCTAGAGTATCTTCTTTAATTGTAGGTGTTTCAATTACTACACCATTATTGAAAGGTGTAAAAGGGATTAAATTTTTATTCATTTATTTCTATTTTTAATTATATTATATATTTGATACCCAAAAAAACTTAACCAGATTATTAAAATGCCAGCACATAGGGCGTAAGTTAAGTAGTTTGGATATATATCATTTAGTTTGTAAATTATTAAAGATAATATACATAAAGTATAAAAACTTCTTTCTGTTTTACTAAACCATTTTCTTATTAATTTCATCATAGTTTCCAGATATTATACCAATTGATTTAAATATTCCAGCAATGATAAATCTATCATTTTCTTCTTTAGATTCATTTTCTAGTCTTTCTATAATAGTTTCTTCTGCAACTTTCATACCTAAATTAAATGCTAAATGTAAAGCATTTTTAAAATTTTCACCTGTATAAGATTCTTTATATTTATCTGATTTTTCTTTTAATTCTTTAAACATTTTTAAAATTTATTTAATGGGCACTTACTGTTTGGATTACTTGTTTTAGCTTTTAATGGACAACCACAACCTTGACAAATAGAGGTTAATTTAATTTCATTAGGTGTACTATTATTCTCACAAGGTAAACAAGTTTCTAATTTTAATTTAGCTTGTTCTTTTTCTTTACCAGTTAATAAGTTAAACCAGCCCGTATAAATTTCTTGTATTTTATTTACCATATTCAAATTCTAATATTTTACCAACTAAATCTGAACGATGATTTTCTTTAAGTTTAATCCATTTAATATCTGGTATAGATTTAGCTAAAGTAATAGCAAAACTTAATCCATTGTATTCATCTTTAATATCCTTTTGCTCATTATCACCATTAATAACTATTTTACCATTTTTACCGAGTCTAGTTAATACTGCTAACATTTCTGCTTTAGTAGTATTTTGAGCTTCTTCAACAATAAGAATATCATCAATTGTTTTACCTCTAATAAATTGTAGAGGCATAGCTTTAATCTTCTCTGATTTTAATAATGTTTCTACTTCAGTTTTATTAGTACAACATCTATTAAGATTTTCCATAAAAGCTTCTAAATAGGGATTAAATTTTTCAGCTAATTCACCAGGAAGATAACCAAGAGTTTTACCAACTTCAATAGTTGCCCTAGTATTATAAATACAATCTACTTGTTTCTTTTTAAGGAAGTCTAAAGCAGCATTAGCACAAACTAAAGATTTACCTGAACCTGCTCTACCAGTAATAATAACTATTTGATTATCATAAATTAGTTGTTTAGCTAGTTTTTGTTCTTCATTAAGTTGAATAGCATTAATAGCTTTAATTTCATTCTTTCTTTCTCTATTAACTTCTTTCATATTTCCAATTCTTTAATTTAGTAATAAAATCTTGAGCTTCTTCATAACTTTTTAATACAAAACTTACATCAGTAGTAATACCATTAATTTCAACTATACCTATTTTACCTAAATCATCAATAGCATCTTCTTCACAAGCATTAAAACATAATATACTATTTTTATCTATAAAGATAGTTTCTTTAATCTTAGAATCTACAACTTCATATTTAGGAGCTATCTTATCCATAAATTCATCTTCATTATCTATTTTAAATTTATTAGTAAACTTAAAATCTAGGTAGAATTCTGCATGAGTGTTGTATAATAATATCTTACTAGGTTGCTCTACAAACTTATCTTTCTTATATACTATACTGTTAAGTATAATTTCTATATATTTTTCTTCTTCCATGCTTTTAAATTTCTTTTAGGAATAAACTTACCTAATACAGGTAAGCAAATTGTTTGTAATTCATCTATTTCATTTATACTACCTACCTTCATTTCTTCTATAATAAACCTATTAGTAGATTTAATAATAGAATCAATAACTTTGTCAGGTAAGTTTAACTCTTTTGAAAGTTGTTTTATAATCCTTTCTTCTGTTTTATCCATTTAGTCTAAAATAACCCAATCTTCTGCTAATATATCAGAACATGATGGAGTCCAATAAGCTACATCTTCTTGTGCAGTTTTTAATAATAAAGATGGTCTAACATTTAATTCTTTACCATCTTTGGTATATTCTTTCATTACTGGTGAAAACCAATCTTCTGATTTTAAAGGTTTAGTAGAACCTGGAGAATACATTGCAAACATATTAGCACCATTCCAACCTAATCTACTAGCTTTCTTTCCTTGTTTTACAGCTTCTAAAGCTATACCAAAATTTACATTCATTTTATTTTTAATTTATAATTTATATTAATCTCATTATTCACAATAGGTTCTTTAATTAATAACCTATCTTTAGTAATAAAGTATTTTTTCTTTCTTAAAGAACTTAAAGTATTATTAAAT